CGGGAGGTTGCCGACGCAAGTCGGCTGCCTAACTTAGTCCGAAAGGAGTAAATTAGGGGGTGGCATGTCGCCGCCCCTCTCCTGATAGGACGTCGTCCTATCATGAGAACGCGAATATCATCAAGTGATCAGCAAGTAACCTGTCAGCTCCGTTCTACGGATCTGATAACTGGGGCCCTAGGGTATGCAACTCTGACGAATGAAATTAATTCGGCTGACGTGCATATCTTCGAAGACCAGCTAACTGCTAACTTCGCCCGTCGTCGTGCCCAGGGTGAGATCATCGTTAATCCGATGGCCTCTGCCCAAAGCAAGATTGTTGGCGATTCTAACATAGGTTACACCCTTCGGAATTATACAGCTAGTACTGGCGCATTATACGCCGCTACGAAACTGGAGATTCTGTCGGGCAGTCTTGGTCGCTACCATGTCGCCGGGCCTAGTATCGCTTCGCGATACTTCGGTGGCCCGACGCCTAGGGACGAGATCAGGGCTAGATTCGGATTCGCTGCGGCGGAAGCCTCAGAGAGTTCGCTCCTAGCTCGCTGCTTAAGCAAGGCTGCATCCTCGGATGCGCTTGCTTTAGTGACGTTTGCTGAACTGAATAAGACCCTCTCCCTCTATTCAGACCTAGCCAAACAAGCGGTTGCCTTTGATAAGGTGATCACTCGAATGACTGCGGTTGATAAGAAGTTTCTCCGTAAGGCGAACCTTCGGGATATGAAGAGGTCAGGGTTGCTAGCGGCACAAGCCTGGCTGACGTATCGATACGGGATTATGGCGACCTACTACGACATGATGTCGTGGGTAGATGCTCGTCGTAGCCTCGGAAAGACTCGTCGTGCTAGGTTTATATCGCAGGCAACAAGTGACTACGACTCTGGTCTCCAGAGTAGCAGTCTCACTCGCACATGGGAGGTCGAAACTAGTCGCCAGCGCTTTAAGCGCCATACGACTAGCTCGGCCGGCTGTGTGGTCGGGTTCGAATTAGAAGGCGGGTTAGATGAGAGTTATGGAATTCTTCATCTCCTGTCTTCGGGTTGGGAACTTGTTCCCTACTCCTTCGTCCTCGACTGGTTTGTGGATATCGGAGAGCGCATCGCTGCGTTCGAAGGTAAGTTCCTCAGGCCTGTCTTAGGCTCGTGGATCACCCACCGTCACAGTCTGTATGAGTTTCGGGACGTGAACAATGAAGGCCGTCGCTATACTAGTGGTAGTTTAATCTACGACTCGTTAGGGATGAGCAATTATAGTACACGTACCGATACTTGTGAGATTGTAACTCGCTCAGCAAATCCATCCCTGTCGGCCCTTCCCCAGCTCAAGGTAAACTTGAATTGGAAACGATTGGCCGACAGCATCGCGCTGTTATCGCTTGCCTCTAAAAAGGCAAAAGGTTACAGATGAGGCGGTGACTAAATAAACACGTGTGGGGCGTATTCCCCACTGTTAGCTAAACAAAGGAAATAAATTCCCATGCTGCCCAACACGATCACCCTCGCGGTGGATCTCCTCAATAACGGAACTACTTCTGATGAAGTATTCCAGCGTCTCGAGGAATTGGTTAATCGTTCCACTTATCGTGGGCCGAACCATTCCTCTGCCTCCAAAAATACGATGCAGTTTTATCGTACTCTTCCGAAGCGCTCGGGCAATAGCCTGGGCACTGCGAAAGTTGCAATGAAACTCACCACCGACAAGGTGGTGCTTGGTTCTGACGGCAATGATATCACGGCCCCGCTCATCGCGGAGATCGGGTTCTCGTTGCCTGTCGGAGTGACGGCGGCTGATATGAAGGCTCTTCGCCAACGTATCATCGCCTCACTCGACCAGGACGCGGTCTGGGACCTCGTCCAGAACTACCAGGAGATCTGAGCTGATTCCATAGGGAGCCAGCCCTTTTCTGGTATGTTAGCATCTGTATTACTATGTCCCGTAACGTAATGTTAAAGGAAATCCGGACTTCAGTCGAACTGAAGGCCGGCCTCAACCCCAGCGGTTATGGTCGCTATGTGGTATATGCGAAAGCATATATCATATCCGATCGTTACCGGGTGGGATCACCTGCTGAGCTCGCTTTGCGATGCTTAATGTCCGAGATGTCTTCTGACGTCTTGGGCACTAGGCTAACGAGGTGGGATCCAGCAAGGGTTGAGTATAGTTACTCGCCTGCCCGGCGGGTTTTGACTCGTACCGAGCGTGGCTGGTATCATGGTTGGCATCAAATGCTATTCCCGATACCTTGCCTGCCCGGTCCGAGCCTTGACCTGTCACCCCCTCCCTCGGTTCAAAGAGAGGATATCTGGGAAGCAATTCCCGGATGGTCCAAACTTGAGCAAGGGGAGGAGTTATGAAGCAGACGAGAAGAGGAGCACAACGGACTGTCCGTGTGCCGGCCGACTATTGTTGGCTGGTCTTGGATAGGTTACTCCGTTCCCTGTCTGTTCTAGTACCCCCTGCACTTGTCTCTGAACTGACCGAGATTATAAGGTCTCGTGATGTCCAGCGATATAGTGCTTTGGGGGATCGCTTCGGTCTACAGAGTATGACTGAGGTGAAGGAGTTCGGGGGCGAGTTTTGTCTCGCCTCTCAACTTCTGCTAGTCTCAGTGATTAAGAAACATCCGACTATGGAAACCTGTAGTGCCTCTGAACGGAAGCGTAAATGTCTAGAATCTGTGAAGACTCTAGATATAAGCCTCCCTAAAGAGAGCATCTACTGGCGTGCCGATCGGGTGTTCCAACGTCTAAAGATCGAACTCCAGAACATTCTGGGTGAGGTCCCTACGACTGAGGTGATCGCTGAAAGCGCTAGGCATGGCCCCGGCTCGTCAACAACGCTCGGCTATAAGGATCGATCGGCGTACTTTAAGTACGCAGATTGGCCTTACCCGGTCGCTCCACGGGCTGCGGATCTACTGATCGCGGTTATTAAACTCGACCAGCGGTGGGTAGGCGTCTTAGAAGACGACTACCGACGTCGCTATCAAATTCCTCCTTGGCGCCTCCTTAATCAGGAGGTGTTCTGGAGGAATATTGTTCACGACGAACACTGCTGGAATCGGGTAACGACCGTGCCAAAGGATGGGTCGAAAGATCGTCCCATCGCAATCGAACCGGCTGGAAATATATTCCTTCAACTGGGTATCGAAGGTGTCATCCGAGCTCGCCTTCTGGCGGCCGGACTCAACCTTAATACCCAGGAGTTGAATCGTCAATGGTGCCTCCGATCATCGAAAGATGACCGGGGTTACACTATTGATCTATCCAATGCAAGTGACACGATCTCGCGAAACTTTTGCGAGAACGTGTTACCGGCAGGCTGGTTTGAGTTGCTTGATCGCGTACGCTCCCCTTGGGGGGAGTTCCCAGATGGGACTTATTGGCGGTATGCCAAGATGTCCAGTATGGGGAACGCGACAACGTTTGTGCTTGAGTCTCTACTGTTCTGGGGTCTTCAGAGAGCTGTTTCCTTCGAGTTCGGTCATCGTCACGATCGCTCAATAGCGTTCGGTGACGATCTCGAGGGCCCCAGCTATCTGTCGAACCATATGCTTGTGTACCTTCCGATTTGCGGTTTCACCGTAAATCGATCCAAATCCTTCCTTAAGGGTCCCGTGAGGGAATCCTGCGGGGTGGATGCGGTTCTAGGTCACGACATTCGGCCTGTCTTCCTCAAGACTCAGCCGACAACAGAATGTGACGTACTCAATGATCGTAATCGCCTTAACCGGTGGTTCGGTCAGCATCATGGTACGGGTAATCCTATGGAACTCGATGTATTTTTCTCAAAATACCTCGGGGATCTCTGGGACGGTCCCGAATCAGATACTGAGTTCGATACATACTGGCATAGCAGCGATTTCCCATTCGTGGGTTTCCGCAGCTATACTAGGTCAGTGTCCGAACGCCCAGCCAAGGGGTTTGGATTCCGTAAGCTCATGCATAACCTAAGAGGCGGTTCCGAGGGGAACCGCTTCCTTGTGCCGAAAGGCGAGGTTGGCAAGATCAGGTTGATCAATCGGTCCCCGTTAGTCGGCGGTTATTCCGTCGGCGGGGTTTTGATGGATCACCCAAAGCAACCGTTCGGGCTTTAAGCTCGAACGGCGCCCTTATG